TCTGACGACCGTGTGTGGAAACTGGATGTAGATAAGAGCGGCAATGGTTATGCCGTGATCCGTTTCCTGCCTGCTCCTAACGGCGAAGATCTGCCGTTTGTGAAACTGTACTCCCACGCCTTCCAAGGTCCTGGCGGATGGTTCATAGAAAATTCACTGACCACCCTGGGTCAGAAGGATCCTGTGTCCGAACTGAACTCCGAACTGTGGAACAACGGCACCGATGCTGGCAAAGAACTGGCACGTAAGCAGAAGCGTAAACTGACCTATGTGTCCAACATCTATGTGGTGAAGGATCCTGCCAACCCTGCCAACGAAGGTAAGGTGTTCCTGTTCAAGTACGGTAAGAAGATCTTCGACAAACTCACCGCTGCGATGCAACCCGAGTTTGAAGATGAGGAAGCGATTGATCCGTTTGATTTCTGGCAGGGTGCCAACTTCAAACTGAAAGCGAAGAACGTTGCTGGTTATCGTAACTATGACTCCTCCGAGTTTGCTGCTCCCTCTCCTCTTCTGGATGATGATGACGCAATGGAAGCAGTGTGGAAAAAGCAGTTCTCTCTTGCCGAACTGACCGCTGCCGATCAGTTCAAGTCCTATGATGAACTCAAGAAGCGCCTTGAGTATGTGCTTGGCACCAAAGGCACTCCTCGTTATCAGGATCCTGATGTTGCCGATGAGGAAGAGTATTCTCGTGGTCCTGCGAAGGATCTTGATGAAGATCTTCGTACTGAACTCAACAATCTTCAACCCACCCGTCGTGCTGCGGTTGAAGAAGATGAAGATGATGACGCACTCTCATACTTTGCCAAACTTGCCGAAGACTGATTCTGTGGTATAATATGGGGGAGCAGAGGACTCCCCCCTTTTTTTATGAAGTCGGATTTTTACATTGACCGAATTACCAAGCAACAAGCAGGGGAACTGCTGCTCAAATATCATTACCTGAAGGACATATCCAAAGGATTTAAGTCTGGATACAACTATGGTCTTTTCAAGAAAAATGAGTACTCTCCACTAAATATTGGTGGTTTGCAGGGAGTCTGCATCTTCACAGGACTTCCAGTTCCAGAAATAGCAAAAGGAGCATTTGGTCTTGAACGAAACCAACAGCAAGGACTCTTCGAACTCTCAAGACTTTGCATCCACCCAGATATCCAGTCACAGGAGTACAACATTACTTCTTGGTTCGTTGCAAAAGCGATTAGACAGTTTCGCAAAGACACAGAGGTCTCAGCGATTATATCTTATGCTGATAGCGACTTTCATAGCGGTACAATCTATCGTGCTTGTAACTTTAAATATTGCGGTCTTACAGACGCAAAGAAAGATTTCTATTATTCAGACGGCACCAAACATTCAAGAGGCAAAGTAAAAGGTGCCGAGGGAGAATGGAGAGAACGCTCCCGTAAGCACCGTTATGTGATGATGTTTGATAAGAAACTGAAACTATTATGGACCGATGAGACGAGTGTTCTCTGTACGGATTAACTTACTATCAATGTATTGAGAACTCTGATCATAGTTCATAACAACTCTCATATCATTAATAAACTGTTGTAAGTAGATTGATTTAAGAATATAAATTTGTCTCTTCTTTTCATTCTTTTCAACTTCATATTCATAATTAGAAATACCTATAACTGGATTAATGTTCCCATTTGTATCTGGTGCATATGAAATATTACCATAAGTACGAAATCCAGTATAAGTTTCGTTATAGGGAACATTGATAGTGAAATTCAAATCAACAATTTGATTTTTAAGAAGAACTAATCTTCCTTTACTATCTTTAACTTCAATCGTTTCATAATGATGAATATCATTGATTTTTGTAGAACCATATTTGTTCTCAACAAATGTATATAAGTCTTTATTTGAAAGTGGCCACTGATCTCTCACATTAATAATATTGGCGGTCAGCAGAATAATCCAATCATAGTCCGAACGACCATAAACTTTTTCGGCAACAGTATCAGGTCTTTCACCTTCTAAGATCTGATACTTATTGTATAGAGTTGCTTTATCTTGCAACCAATCCAAAAGTTTAACTCTACGAAATAAATTTTTAACTCTCACATACTCTCTAGAAGAAATTTTATCTGGTAAAGGTGATTGGTATTCTAAATCTGGTAGTTCTCTAAAGTATGACATCTTAGTAACCTACTCCTCCCTCTCCTTCAGGTGTATCATAATCTTCCGCATATATTGGATTGATTTCTTTAAATGTTAATGTCATTTGCATATGAACTGGTGTGCCATCATCATAAGTTGCATATGTGTTTGATGCAGTGTAGTTAACGCTGATATCGCTCAATGCACAGGGTTTAAATTTATGTAAAAAGGGGTGTGGTCCACTTCCACTTCGATATGTCAGTTGATACAGACTTGGAGATCCAATAAACAATCCAACATTACTGTTTTGTGCAATGCCTGCATTTCCACTTCTTGCAGACATTGTTTTTTTAAAAATTCTTATAATATCTTTGATTTCTTGACCCTCGGTACTAGATCTTGGTGCTAAATCAAAAACAAATGGGAATGTGCGGAGATTAATACCTTGAAAAATAAGTTCTAGATTTGATTGTAAAATTTGACCACTCGCTCTTGATACTAAATTTTCTGCACTTACGTTTGCATTAGCAAGATTGGCTGCTTGTGCCGCCATGAACGCTTGCAGTGCGTTTTGATTTCTTGGATCGTTAAATGCTTCAGAAAAGGTACTCTTAAGTAATTGAATTGCATTTTCAGCTGTAGCTTTAGGTGCTTTAGGTCCGCCAGGTTTTTCAGTAAGAACACGATTTGCAAGAGAAATTAAACCTGCTTGATATGGATTTAAAGTATCATCACCCCAAGTAATAGAAGTGATATCTGCGATTGATTGTGGTATTGGTAACTTTATATAATACTTTGCTTTTTGTTGATATGGTGCTAGTCTTTGTTGTGCTGTTTGTGATTGTACTCTGGCGCCTGATATACCAAAACTACCTGGAACATAATCGAATATTTTTATCTCAAGAAAATCAGAAGTTGCATCTATTCTGTCTAGTGGATATCTGAAAATAGTTTTGTTGGGAGTTGCATTTGTCGCAGCAGCAGTCGCAGTACCATAGGCATTGGCATAAGCATTTTGTGTGGCAGCGGCTGAATATGCTTCACTACCTATTGGAGCACCGACATTGAGAGGCATTTATGCTACTTTTTTAAGTATTTATCCGAAAATTTGCAAAAGGTAATGCTTGTAAGTCCTTAATCTCTGAAGGATATACCTCATACAATGATCCTGCCACTTCATCCCAGGTATATTGACGAGTTTCTCCCCAATGTAGATTTATTCCACGAAATCCCCATTTATAAACATCCGTCACTGCAACCAATGGATTTTGATCATATTGAATGTTTGGGGTCTTTGCATTATATACAAAAATATAAAATTTACCTGCTTGAGGAATTTTTCCACTCTCTTGAATAACTTCCAAAAGTTCAAGCATCAGATCATCACCACTTTCTTTTCCAGTGATACCATCCAATACTGGACGAACACGGTTTTCATGAATATCAGTATCTGTAACGTTTTTCTGTTGTCTTTCTTTAAGAGTTTTTCTAGGCATATGTATAATATACTTTCATCTGGTTTTATTTTCAATTTTTTTATTATCTATAACTAAAAAAGTTCATTCTCAGTAATAACCTTGAACTCATAACCACGATCAGCACACCATTCTCTTGCTGCCGCCCACTTTGCCTGGTTTTTGGCATACTCATATGCCTCATAGACATATCCTTTGGTCTGTCTTTTTGGTTTTGGTGGTGGAATAGTTTGCCGTTTTGGTTTGATCTCAATCACATATTTTTTAATTGACCCATTTTCTTCTCTGACTTTAATCATAAAGTCTGGAAAGTATCTATGAACCTTACCATCAATCGGAGATCTATAGGCAACACACTTTTCTTCCGATGCCCACTCCAAAACATTTTCATTCAAATCACAGTATACACAAAATTTTCTCTCCCACAATGATCTGTATATAATATTTGTGGGATCTCCTTTATATTTTTCTGGATATGATGGTTTGTATTTTCCCTTATATGACATCTAAATAACTATACTCAAACGCTCACAATAGGTATTTAGAGTGCCAGCACCAATACCAAGGAAGATATCAGAGTTCAAACCACTTTTTGGAAGACTTGCACAGACTTCACACTATCAAGTGATTTTTGGTGGTCTATCTCCAAACTTAAGAGATTATTTAAGGGCAAGAGAAATTGACACAAGATTTATTGGTGAGTCTATAGGACTTCTGTGCAATAGTGCTTCTTTACCTGGAAGTTCTTTTGCAACAACAGATATTGTTGGAAACTTTACAGGTGTTGCTGAAAAGATGGCGCACACCAGAACTTTTACTCAAATAGATTTAGAGTTTTATGTAGATCATGCATATAAGACTTTAAAGTTTTTAGAGCATTGGATGGAGTTTATTTCTAGTGGATCTAGAGAATCCCCATACAAATCAGGGTATCATTTTAGGATGAGATATCCAGAACAATATAAAACAAATGCAACAAGAATTATAAAATTTGACAGAGATTATAGAAGATATATTGAATATACATTCTACGGATTATTTCCACTGGCACTTAATTCAACATCAGTATCATATGAATCTTCTTCAATTTTAAAGGCAAGTGCTTCATTTAGTTATGAGCGATATGTTTGCGGAAGAACTCATAGTATTGATGTTGCCAGAAGAGAAGACAACAATAAAGATTCATCTTCGACAACAAGTTTTATAAATGAAACTTCGCAAAATAGACCACTTTATGTTCCAATGTCTGCTGGAGCATCTGGAGGTGGTGGTGTAAGATTTAGACCTTTTGATGTTCCTCCTGGTGAGGCGATTGTTACTGGACAAATCTATGAAACTTTATCTGGAAGAAGAGGAACTGGAGAACAATTAGGCACTAGAAGAACTCTCTAAATATTTTTAATGATTTGTAGGTTATTATGCCTTTACCAAAGATTTCTACACCAACATATGAGTTGGAAATACCTTCATTAAACCAATCCATTAAATACAGACCTTTTCTAGTTAAAGAAGAAAAGATTTTAATTATTGCAATGGAAAGCGAAGATAATAAACAGATAGCAAACGCCGTAAAAAATGTCATATCTTCCTGTATTTTGACTAAAGGTGTTAAAGTTAATGAACTTTCTACCTTTGACATTGAATATCTCTTCTTGAACATTCGTGGAAAGTCTGTTGGAGAAGATGTTGAAGTTATGATTACTTGCCCAGACGATAATATAACTCAAGTCCCAACACTAATCAATCTAGATGATATTAAAGTTCAGATTGATGATAATCATTCTAGAGACATTAAACTAGATGATAATCTAACTCTTAGAATGAAATATCCTTCAATGGATGAGTTTATCAAAAATAATTTCTCAAGTGGTGATATTGGAGTTGCAGAAACATTTGATTTGATTGCTTCTTGTATTGAACAAATTTATTCCGAAGAAGAATCTTGGGCTGCATCTGATTGTACTAAAAAAGAACTTTTAGAGTTTGTTGAGCAACTGAGTTCAAAGCAATTTAAAGAAATTGAAAAGTTCTTTGATACAATGCCAAAACTATCTCATAATATTAAGGTTACCAATCCGAAGACTGGTGTTGAAAGTGAAGTTGTTCTGGAGGGTTTGTCAGCTTTTTTCGGGTGAGTATGGCTCACGAGGATCTTGAGTCATACTACAAAGTCAATTTTGCCTTGATGCAACACCATAAATATAGCTTGACAGAGTTAGAAAATATGATACCTTGGGAGAGAGAAATTTATCTTTCTCTTCTCAAGCAATATATTGAAGAAGAAAACTTAAAACAGGGGATGAATGGCTGAGGTACAATCGCCACTATCAGGAGGTTTGAGAGTTGCCAGAAGAACTGTGTCTGCCGATATGTTCACGGGCAGAGCAGTTCCACCCCCTGTTGTTCAACCAGATCCAGTTACAACTACTTTAATTTCTAGAAACTCTCTGGCATTAAACACAGTTGCTGGACAACTGCAATCCATTTCTCAAAAAATGGATGCTTTGAACGGATCACTCACTTTAATGTCTGCAAATATTGGAACTGGTGCAGCACTAGAACGACAAAGAGAAATACAAAACCAAAATCAAGAAAGGACACTTGCGGAGCAGCAATTAAGAGAAGGAAAAGAAGCAGTCATTGAAAGAAAAATACAGAGTGCTTTAGTTTCTCCAGTTCAAAGAGTTGCGGCAAAAGCATCATTCACGCTATCTCGTTTAATAGGATTTTTTACCGTTCTTTTATCAGGATGGTTATTAAATCAAGGTATAGAAACAATTAAAGCTCTGAATGAAAATAACAAAACTAAATTAAATGATATCAAGAATAGTGTTGTCAAAACTCTTGGGGTCATTGGTGGTATATACGCGGCAATACGATTTGGATTAGTTGGTCTATACAATATTATAACAAGAGTTGTTAGTAAAGTACTTGCCGCAGTTTCAAATAATCTATTTGTAAGACCTGTACAGGCACTTCTTGATGGAATTAAAGGTGCCGCAGATAAAATTATTCCAAAGATAAAAAAACTTTTACCAGGATTTAGTAGAACCGGAGCTGCTGCAGCTAGTGCTGCAACTTCAGCAGCAACACCATTTTCACCATCAAATGCCTTGCTGGGTTTTGGTGCTGGAATATTTGATATGATGCAAGGTGAAGATCCAGCTAAGGCAATAACCACTAATACTGCAGCTGCAGCAACCGTTGGGGGACTTGCAAGCACAGCTTCAAAATTTGTTCCTGGATTTTTTAAAGTACCAGTAACTTTAGCAACAGGAATATTTGGTTTTGGTCCTGTAGTGGATCTTTATAAAAAAGGATATGACTTTTTAGTGCCAAAACAAGAAGCAAGTGGTGGACCAGGAGTTGATCCATCAATGCTTTCACAACCAATGAATAATAAGATTACATCATTATCTTTTGGTTCTAATCTTGACTTAACAGGGTCTGGTAAAGATGGTATAAAGTCTGCAGAACAAGGTCAAGATTTTAGACAGAAAGCAGAAGGTGGTGAAATCAATATTGCTCAGATACTTGGAACACAAACTACTGCAGATGCTTCTAGTGTTGCTAGTTCATTTTTTGAAAGTCCAGATAAAGTTAGTTTGTTGGATGCACAGATTACTCCAATCAAACAAGATATGACTGAAATGACGCAAAAAGTTGGTCCATTACCAGAACCACCACCAACAGTTATCCCAATACCTCCAACACCTGCTGCAGCGGCGGTATCGGCGCCATCGGGATCTTCTTCTACTCCTGCTAATTATATACCATCATTTGCAACTTCAAATCCTGATAATTTCTATACATTATATTCTCAGATACACTATAATGTGGTGATCTAGTATGGCAGCAACAACGCAGCAAGTTCAAAGAACTCTTATTAGATCTTCAATAGGAGTGGCGAATATTAGTAAGTCTGTGAATTCTTTTAATAAAAGTCTTGATAGTGCTCAAAAATCAACACTTAAAACAAATAAACGATTAACTTTAGCAAATCGTGAAAGAAGGCAAGCACTAAGTTTTGATAAAACAAATTTTCAAAAAAGAAGAGAGGCAGTAAGAAGAAGAGAAAGAGAAGATATCGTTGAAGCCTCTGGAATTGGTGGTGCAATTAAAAGACAAGGAAAAGTTATTTCTAATAGTACAAAGGGGTTTCTAGGAAGAATAATAGATTTTGTTGGAACTTTGATGGTTGGTTGGTTACTGATAAACTTACCAACCATTATTAAATTAGGAGAACAACTCATACGAAGAATTGTTAGTTTGGTTGGAGTTCTTAGAGGATTTGTGTCTGGTTTAACGACATCACTTTCTGGATTTGGAACATTAATCACTGGAGCATTTAGAAGTTTAATTACATTTGATTTTGATAGTCAAAATCAACAAATTCAAAATGGTCTCAATCAAATTCAAACTGGTTTCTTAGGTATGGAAAGAAGTTTTGATATTGCAATCAATCTTTTATCTCAACCATTGAACCTTGGATTTGATCAACTTGACATTGATGAAACAGGACAACCAGCAGCGCCACCTGATGTGGAACCTGGTTTGCCTGGAACTGGGTTACCAGATCCTAAATCTGCAGAAATGTATCGGATTGCTGCTGCTCTTGCTACGGAAGGAAGTGGTCCACAATCGACCGTTGATATGATGCAAGTTGTTGTGAATAGAAAAGCATCTGGGAGATATGGTGCAACTTATACGGACATTCTTTCTGCTGGAACTGGTGGAAAGAATGTAGCATTTGAGGGAGTATGGAAAAGACCTGGTGGTCCAAAAGCATTTAGACAAATTCAAACATTAGAAGATGCTGCTAAGTGGTCAGGACAAAGTAAAGCAACTCTTTTGAGAATTATTTCAGACATTCAAAATCCAACTTTACAAGCAAACTCTGCAAAATTTGTTGGTGGAGCATTTGATTTTAGAGCATCTCCACAAAATAATCCGAATGGTCGTCTCCCTGGAACTGCATGGCGTGGTGGTGCAGGTGATAATCAGTTTCTTACAGATCCAAATAGAGGAGATCCTATTAGAAAAGAAGGTCCAGCTCCATTTAATTTACCCGCAGCAGTGCCTCCATCTCCAGCAGTAACTGGAAGAAGTTCCGTAGTTGATACTGTCAATATTGCTGCTGGTGGAACAAAAACTGTCAATCTAACCGAAAAAGGTGGATTATATGGGGCTCCAAGAAGAGGTGGGAGAAGTCATGCAGGTATTGATATTAATACCGGTGGACAAACTGGATGGTATGTTGGATTCAAAGCATCTGGTACAGTGATATTTGCTGGAGTTTTTGGTGGTTATGGAAATCTTGTAATCATTAAATCAGGCAACACTGACTATTATTTTGCACACCTCGCAAGAATAATGGTTCAAAAAGGTAGAGCATATAATGGTGAAGTGATCGGTGAAATAGGCAATACTGGTGTGTCATCGGGAATACACTTACATTATGAGGTTCGTCCCAATGGAAGACCTATTAATCCAAAACCATATTTAAATCTTTTGGACATTGGTAGGAAAACAGGAGCAGCTGCTGCCGTCCAACGAGGAACTCAAATATCAGCAGCTCAGGTTCAAGGACTTACTGCAGAGCAAAAGCAACAGCAAGAACAGCAACTGGCACAAGAAAGAAGAGGACAGACTATCTTTATTCCCTTACCTTCACAACAACCTCAACAGCAAATATCAATGGGTGGTGGTGAAAGTGGAGGTTTAAATATTATGGGATCCGATGAAATTCCGTTAAATAGAATGATAGCACAAAAACTTTTACTAGATCTAGCATACACATAAATGGCAGCGATTAATAAGTCAATATATGAACAACTTTTTATAGAATCTGCCGATCAAAAAAAGACGGTTGATATCAAACTTGGTGCGGTTTCTATTGATTATTATGAGGATATTTTCTCGCCAACAATTACTGCTAAGATCATTGTAACAAATACAGGTAACTCAATAGCTGGATCTGACAATCAAGGTAGACCTGATGGTGAGTTACAATCTATCTACAATGGTTTACCCCTCAGAGGTGGGGAAAGAGTTGCACTCAAAATAGCAGGAAACTCTGAGAAAAATCCTGGTCTAGATTTTGCAACGAACCCTAGAGATTATCTTTATGTTTCAAGTATTACAAATGTTCTTAGTGAAACACAAAGAGAGTCTTTTGTTTTAAATCTGGTATCTCGTGAGGCAATCACAAATGAAACTTCAAGAGTTGTTAAAAAATATCAAACATCGTCATCTATTTCTTCATCAGTAGAAAATATTATTCAAGAATATCTAAGAACAAATAAAAGAATAGATGTTGATCAAACTTCTAATAAGTATGGATTTATTGGAAATCTTCGTAAACCATTTACTGTTCTGGTTTGGTTAGCATCGAAGGCAGTTCCAGAAACAGCAAAAAAAGATTCAACTGCTGGATTTGTTTTTTTCCAAACTAAGGATGGATTTCATTTTAAGTCCATTGATAATTTAATTACACAAGAACCAAAAGCGACTTATATCTATAGTCAAGTTAATGTATCTGCGGCACAGGTAGATGCAGACTTTAACATCTTATCTTATTATACAAATAGAAATCAAAATCTTTTAGAAAAACTAAGACTTGGAACTTATTCAAGTTATAGAATGTTTTATAATCCTTTTAACTTCACATTTACAAGACCAGAGGAAGGATTATTTAAACTAGAAGATTATGCAGGAAAATCTAAAAATCTTGGTAAAAAATTAACGCTTCCGAAAATATCTCCAGGAGCAAATGAAACTCTTGGTGATGTCCCATCAAGAATACTCACACAAATTTTAGATATTGGAACTCTTGAACAAGGTGTTTCTAGACAACCAAATTCTGATCCATTTGAATATCAGTCTCAGGCGATTATGAGATACAATGTTTTATTCACACAAACGTTGTCAATGACTATTCCATCTAATACAAATTTGAGAGCAGGTGATATTATTGAATGCCTTTTTCCAAAAACTACAATATCTGATAAGAAGGAATATGACCAGGATCAAAGCGGTCTATATATGATAAAAGAATTGTGTCATCACTTTGACACGACAGGATCGTATACTTCAATGAAACTAATTAGAGATACTTTTGGAAAATACGGAACAAATAACAAATGATAGACGAGTCTCTCATAAAAAGTAATTTTGTTGGTAGAGATGGATTCCGTTGGTGGATAGGTCAAATTCCACCAGAAGAAAGTCACGGCGGACAACTTAATGGTGCTGGGTGGGGAAATAGATTTAAAGTGCGTATTATGGGATATCACCCATACAGCACTGCCGATCTTCCAAATGAAGATCTACCTTGGGCACAAGTTCTGTTATCAACCACTTCTGGATCTGGTGCAGGAAATCAGGCACAAACTGTTGCAATCTCTCCAAGTGATACCGTATTTGGGTTCTTTCTAGATGGTGATAATGCACAAGTTCCAGTAATACTTGGAGTTTTCGGAAGAACGTCACAAGTTCCAAGTAACACTTATATCAGTCCTTTTTTACCATTTACTGGATATACAAATAAAATAAAGAATGATGGATCTTATTTTCCTGCAAATCAGGCGAATGAGCAAAATGCCAACGCACTTAAATCACCAAGAAATGTAAGTCCTCAACAGGCACAAAAGATTGGACCTGAGGAAAGGTCTGCATATAGTGGTATTGGCGATATTGTTAAGGCAGCAAGTTCATCACCATCGAATATGCTTGATAAGATCTCGACAGAGATCAATAATTTTGTTAATCAAATTCAAACCATAACTGATAATGTTAAAGGTGCTCTCGGTGAAGCGAGAGCATTTATTAATCTGGAGATTGGAAAAATCACTGCCAAGATTCAAAAGATTGCAAGTGGTCTTGTTAATGGAATGATTAATAGTTTATATGAAGTTCTTGCACCGGTCTTAAATGCAGGTCTCAAGCTTCTTTATAGAACTGTATATGCTCTTGTTTTTGCCGCTACCAAAAGCACATTTATTGCCCACAAAGCAGGTGTTGCTGCACAACAGGCAATGGTACTACCTGTAAAGTTAGTTCAAGATGCTCTACCTTGTATTGCAAACTCCGTCCTTGCATCAATCGGCAACATAATCAATGGTCTCCTTAAGTCAGTTGCCGAAAATGTTACTAACTTTTCAACTTGTATTGCCGATCAATTTGTTGGTGGTCTAGTTAATCACATTATCGGAGCAGTTGAATCTTTATTGTCTCCTGTTCTCAGTGGCGTTGAAAAAATTTTAATGGGTTTCAATCTTGTTTCTTCTTTGAGATCAAGTGTTGGTGGACTATTAAGTGCTGCAGTCAGTGAGTCTTGTAATGAAATTGCACCAAACTATAATGCTCAGACAGATCGATGGACAATCGGTAAAGGTGCAACAAATACTCCAGGTGTTTCGCTACAAAAGATTATGGAGACTGCAAATGCTGCATATGCACTGGCGGAATATTCTACAAACATTGGTGAAGAACTCACCGACCTGGCAAAAGAAGTTGGATCATTAGATATATTTAACTCAGGGTTCTCCACACTAGGATTTGAAGGAATTGTTTCTGACTGCTATGGTGGACCACCACTTTCTTGCGCTGGTGTTGAAGTTAAACTCTTTGGAAGCACTGGAACTGGAGCATCGGCAACCGCAATTCTTGGATCAATCGTAGGTGAAGGGGCATCTGCAACTGGAAGTGTTATTGGATTTGACATTCTTACTGGTGGTGGTGGATATGATTACCCACCATATGTTGAAATTGTAGATAAGTGTAATCAAGGATATGGTGCAATAGCCAGAGCAGTGGTTGATTATGATGAAACATCACCAACTTATAAAGAAGTGATTGATATTTACATTGTTTCCGAAGGTGAAAACTATCCAGTTAGTGACAAACTTGATACAACCAGTCCTAAACCACCTTATGTAATCAATGCCATTGGCATCATTAATCCTGGAACTGGGTATAAGAATACCGACACGGTAATTGATACAAATAATCCAACCGTTGAATATAAGATTGAAGTTGGAACCGCTGGAGATATCATCAAGATATTCCCAATAAATACTGATTTGGAGGATATTACAGAGATTAGAGATCTACCAGAACTTGAAGTTAAGACCTCAACAGGTTATGGCGCCATTCTGAAGGCAAGACTTAAGCCAAGACCAACCTATCAGGGTGAGATTAAGCAACAAATAGATTGTATCACTAAGTAAAATGGCAGAAAGACCTTTTGATAAACAAAACTGGCAGAGAAGAAAGACTCATAGTTTCAGTTCTAACTTCAGAATTGATACTGGAAATCCTCAAATGGGTTTAAATGGTAGTACTCTCTATGATCTTTATGGTATAACAGATAACAAAGATGTTTCACTTGTTGGTATGAACCACGGTGGAATGTTTCACATTTATAATGATCAATCAATTGAAATTGTTGCAGGAAAAAAGAGCACTGAAACAGGTGTTGATGTCATTATTACTGGAAAAAATGGAGATATTTGGATCACGGCAGAAAAAAATGGACAAGTTAGAATTCGTGGTGCCAATATTGTTGTGGATGCTGATCAAAATTTAAATTTAACCGCAGGAAACAATATTAAAATTCAAGCAGGAAATAAAATTACACTTAAGAGCAATATTGCAAACTGCGATGCTCTTGCTGGCAATCTCGCCCCACAAAAATCGACATTTATGTTCAAAGCTTTTAAGGGCACATATGTAACAGAATCTGCACTTGCAGTATTAGGAGTATTATAGTGAGGTAGTTATGTCATTTCAAGATAAAGAAAATCTATCGGATTTATCATCATTCAATAATGAAGTTTATTTTCAGAATGATGTAACTTTTTTTGGGAAAGTTTATGGTCTAGATCAACCTGAAAATGTAGTAACTGTAAAATATGCACAAAACTTACAATCAAAAAATGTAGTTGGTTTAAATACTGGTGCTATTCCTTATCAATCTGTAGTTGGTGATGAACCAACAACTTCTTATATTAATCCAGGAACTTCTGGGTATTTTTTAAAGTCTAATGGTCCAGGATTTGTCCCTTCCTGGGCAGAAGTTGCAACACCAGTTGAAGCAATTCCATCGGGAACTTCGATGCTGTTTTATCAGGCGGCAGCACCAACTGGTTGGACAAAAGTTACCACACATAATGATAAGTCTTTGAGAGTTGTATCTGGTACTGGTGGAGGATCTGGTGGTTCGACTGCTTTTACCAGTGTTTTTACCAGTAGAACACCCAGCGGTTCTGTAAGTTCCTCTTTTTCTGGAAGCACTAGCGGAGCTTCTGCAAATATCAGTGTAAATGGAACCACATTATCAACTGGACAACTAGCAAATCACGGTCACAGTTTTGAAAATGGTTTTTTTGCAGAAAACAATGGCAACTATGGAAACTTTGGTAGCAGCGTTGAAGGTTCAAACAACGGACACGATAATGACAACCGCCCATTTACAAGAGGAGATACGACAGGTGGTGCAGGAAGTGGTGATTCTCACTCACACGGGATTTCGCAATCAGATCACAGTCACGGATTAAGTGGCAGTGTAAGTAGTAGTTTTAGTGGAAGTTCAATGGACTTTGCAGTTCAATATATTGATGTTATAATATGTACTAGAAACTAATATTTGAATGGGTAAATCGAAAGATAGTGGAACTTTTTGCCCACTGATTAAAAAAGATTGTGTAAAAGAGAAATGTGCCTGGTTTATGAGAGTTAGGGGAACCAATCCAAACACAGGAGAACCAATTGATGAAGCTGCTTGTGCCGTTGCCTGGATGCCTTATATGGCAATGGACATTACTCAAAAGACAAATCAGGCAGGAGCGGCAGTGGAATCATTCCGCAATGAAGTGGTAAAGGCAAATCATTCCAATCAACAGTTATACATAAAAGCATTAACGCACGGAGTCATTCCAACCAGAATTGCTCCGTTAGAACAACCCATTCAGATGTTAGAAGAGTCACCTGAGGAGAAAGAAGAATGAGACTTACAATCATAGTCCCAGACAAGACAATCATTATTGATGGTGAGGCATATTCTGGTATTAGCACTGACTGGTCTTGGGTTCCCAATGACGTTCACGCCGTTCAATGGTATGACACGTGGGGTGAAGTTGAGTTTCGTGATGAAACTAGTAATGAACGTATTGAAGAACTAGGAACATATGAACAGGCAGTTGTATGCCACGAAAATGAGAAGCAAAGAATTGCGGATGAGCACGCAAGAATCGAATATGAATGGGAGTGGGAAAGAAACTGGCCAAGGATTCTTCGTAAGTTGAGATCAATCAGACTGACACATAGTGATTGGACTCAAGTTCCAGATAATGTTTTGACAGAAGAACAAAAAGAAGCATGGAGAGTTTATCGCCAACAACTGAGAGATCTTCCAGAAACCATCACCGAAGAGCAATATAGAGAGTTAGTAAGAGACGAAAATCACGAACTTTGGCCAACAAAACCTGACTGATTATGATTGAGATTATTGATGATTTTTTGACCAATGAAGAGTTTAATCAGATTTACAATCTAGTATCAGACTTAGAGTTTCCTTGGTTTTTTGGTCTTGTTACAAATCAAAGTAAATATTGCCAATTCACTCATTGTTTTTACCAAAATGATGAACCATTAGTATATTTCAAGTATGTAAAATTTCTGAGATCTAAACTTCAAATGCGTTCCTTGGTTCGTATAAAAGTTAATATCAATCCTTGGACAGAGAACTTAGTTGAACATACTGATGCTTTACATATTGATTATCCAGATATTACTACCGCTGTTTTATACTTAAACACCAATAACGGTTATACAATGTTTGAAACAGGTGAAAAGGTGAATAGTGTAAGGAATAGACTAGTTAAGTTTGATAGTAACATTAAGCATACAGGAACGACCTGCACGGACGAACCTGGGAGACTGGTCCTCAACATTAATTACTTCTGACCCCTTGACACCCGCCCCAAGACCCTATATAATATTCAGGTAATCAAGAAAACCCCCGATGAGCACCGCACAAGAAGCCGTTCAAGGTATTGTGATTGATGTCTGCACCCGCACCTTCCTGCTGTTGAGTGATCAAGGCAGCGAGCGTCTGGTAGAATGTGAGACTGTTGAAGAGTTTATGAACGTTCTTGAAGTGGTAACCGATCAACTGGATCCTGAACAGATTGAGTATGCGGATCTTGCTATCTATGATAACTAATGGAAGTTTTTACCGTGGAAGAGTTTCAAGAACGATGGGATGAACTTATGACTCGTGTAGAAAACGGTGAGCGCATAGGTATCATCAACGATGACGGGCAGGCAGCAGTGATGATGCCCGCAGATGAAGATTTGATACGAATACACACCGAGTTAAACAACGAGGCTCAGTAGTATTTGTATTGCGAGTGAGACTTGGTAGTCAGAGGAGTCTTATAAACTCTTTCCGCCAGATTAGCGGCTTTGACCTGGTTCGAATCCAGGCACTCGTATCTGCTTATCCATTTTGTAGTGGGTTTTAAAGGATAAGCAACAGGAAACCTACTTGAAAAAAGGAGAGTGAAAAACCCTGCCTGTAAGTCGGAATGAAACAGTCCTATGACTTATTGTGCGCTTCTGTTTCACTGTATGGATCTCTCCTCCCGCTCCTTTAGCAATCTGGTGAATGCACCGAACTCATAATTCGGCAGAGGTGGGATCGTTCCCCACAAGGAGCACCTACGCCCGTGTAGCCCAGCGGAAGAGGCAAACGACTTAAAATCGTTCAAGCGACAGTTCGAATCTGTCCACGGGTATAAAAATAAATATAAGATATGGGAAAACCCCTATGTCTTATCGCATAGATCACGCATATTGCTGGTATAACAACGGCACTATGATCGTGAAGATGTATTTCATCAATCACGTTCCCTTTACGTTTGATGAAATGCCTGATGGTCACTTATATGACCAAGACCTATGCAGAGCAGCAGATAAGAATAGATCGTTTGAACCAGAAGACTTATACCGAACTTCATTCTACTTGATTGACGAAGAAGTGCATCCTTGCTTCTTTCCAGTTGAGTTAGAGAACCCAGAAGATATGCCAGATGATCTTGAATATGAATATAACGAGGAGGATTTACTGGAATAAATAAAAGATAATGAGATCTCAAAGAAAATAGAAAAATGCCTTTAAACAAGCTTGAGAATTTTATTAAGAATACAGAAGGTCGTATTCTTTATGTTAACCCCAATGACCTTGATGCTACTGATGGTATTGAGAATCAAGGCAACTCAATGACCAAGCCCTTCAAGACGGTGCAGAGGGCTCTTTTAGAATCAGCAAGGTTTTCATATCTGAGAGGAAACGATAACGATATTACCGAAAAAACAACAATTATGTTGTTTCCAGGTGAACACTTAATTGATAATAGACCTGGTTTTGCAATTTATGATGCCAGTGGAGTTGCAAAAGCAGTTAGTCCATCTGGAACTGAAACTGCTGCCCAAAGCACTTTAACTTTAACACTAGATTCTAACTTTGACTTAACTCAGACAGACAATATTCTTTATAAGTTTAACAGTGTTAATGGTGGCGTTATTGTCCCACGAGGCACTTCTATTGTTGGTCTGGACTTAAGAAAGACAAAACTGCGTCCAAAGTATGTTCCAAACCCAACAGATTCTGCCGCCCCAAATAGTGCAATCTTCAGAATTACTGGTGCTTGCTACTTCTGGCAGTTCTCTCTATTTGATGCGGATGAGAATGGTTTAGTTTATACAGATCCACAAAGTTTTTCAACTTTAAATCAGGTAAAACCAACATTCTCTCACCATAAGCTAACTTGTTTTGAGTACGCTGATGGTGTAAATCAAGTTGGAACATATGGTCTTACTGATCTTGACATGTATTACAGTAAGATCAGTAATGCTTTTAACAGAGCATCAAACAGAGATATTGATCAAAAGTTCCCAGCAGATGCAAACTCATTTGCTAAGTTGAGGCCAGAATGGGAAATCGTTGGTGCATTCCAAGCAGATTCAATTAATATTTCAAGTATTATTTCTGGAGATGGTGCAACTCCAAGTTCAATTGTAACCGTCACCACGACAGTTGCTCACGAATTGAGCGCAGGAACTCCGATCAAAATTCGTGGTGTTAATGAAAATGATTACAATATTTCTACTAAGGTTCAAAATGTAGTTAATGAGACAACCTTTACTTATGTTCTCCCTTATGTAAGACCTAACCTTCCTGCTGGTCCTGCTGGTGGATTAAGTGGTGCATCTGCAACTGTTACAATCGAAACCGATACGGTTTCTGGTGCATCTCCATATGTGTTCAATATCTCTCTGCGTTCGGTATGGGGAATGCAGGGTATGCACGCTGATGGAAGCAAGGCATCTGGTTTCCGTTCAATGGTTGTTGCACAGTTCACTGCTGTATCTCTACAAAAAGACGACCGTGCATTTGTAAAATACAATAAGTCTTCTAGACGTTATGATGGAATTGGTATTTCGAAGGTTGTTGGTGCAAGACTTGCATCTGAGTCATCATCAACAAATCAAGAATATGTTTATCATTTAGATCCTGAAGCTATTTACAGAACAGGGTGGAAAACAACTCATATTAAAGTGAGCAATGATTCATTCATTCAAGTTGTTTCTGTATTTGCAATTGGTTTTAACAAACACTTTGAAGTTGAGTCTGGTGGTGATGCTTCAATTACTAACTCAAACTCAAACTTTGGACAACACTCACTTGCTGCTGATGGATTTAGAAAAGAAGCATTCGATAAAGATGATAAGGGATATATTACAAACATTGTTACTCCAAGAGCAATCGTAAGTGAAGATAGCGAAATTGAATGGTTACAATTTGATGTCACACGAACAAAGTTTGTTGGTATTTCTAGTCACTTGTATCTTTTAGGATATAAGAGTAGAGATATTGCTCCGCCAATTGTTTCTCAAGGATATAGAATTGGTTCTAAGTTTGATGAAAAAATTTATGTAGATAGCAGAAACAATTTTGCAACAGTCTTAATGACTGATAATGAAGTAAGTGTGGGTAGTTCAATTGCTCTAGGGACAAAAACTTCAGAGAAGAGTTACACTGCGACAATTTCTGATACGAATTCAATTTATACAATCGCATCTGGACACACCCTTAAAAATGGTGAAACGATAAGAATTATTAGTGAAAGTGGTGATTATCCAGAAAATATTGAACCAAATACTGTTTATTATGCGATTACAAGTGAAAAAAATACAACCGATGGTGTGGCAAGAACTGATGGAATTTCACTTGCGGCAAATCAAATACAAATTTCATCATCAAAGACAAATGCCAATGCAATAACTCCAATTTATGTTACTTCATATCTTGGAACAGAACTCAAAATTATTAGTAGGGTCTCAGATAAAGATGCAGGAGATCTAGGGCACCCAATTCAATGGGATGCTGTGTATGGGCAGTGGTTCTTGCACGTTAATGCTGCAAGTTCACTGTACACTTATATTAGTGGACTGACCACACCAGAGACTGAGATATCATATTTTATTAGAAAAGAAGATAGTAGAAGTTTAGATGAAAGACTTTATAAAGTAAGATATGTTGTTCCAAAAGAACTTGTAAATGGTAGAGAACCTGGAGATGGATTTGTTCTTCAAGATTCCAAGTCAACAAATGTAAGAAATAATTCTGACTTTACCACAACCTCACTTTCACTTACTGATCCAACTTTATACGATTATAATCGTAATCCAAGATTTATAACAACTTGTACTTATGATTCTGGTCCTCCAGCAATCGTTACAGTCTTAACTGATAAACCACATAATTTGAAAGTAAACGATCAGATTATTATTAAAAATGTTACGAGTTCTAGTAATACTGCAGGAACCGTAAATCGTGGATATAACGGAACATTTAATGTTGTCTCTGTAGTTAACGATAAGAGCTTCACTTATTCAACAACAGATGTTTTCGGTATTGTACACGATGTAGGAAGTTTTACAAATAATACAAACATTAGAACAACTGCACTTCCAAGATTTGAACGAAGTGACTGCCAATCAAATCTTTATGTTTATAGAAAAGAAGTTATTTCTCCATACATCTATGGAGTTCAAGATGGCGTATATTACCTCTACTTATTAAACGCATCTAACTCCATTGTAACCGAATTTACTGATCTTAAGTATTCACAAAATCTAGTTGACCTATATCCACAACTAGATAAAGACAATTATAACGATAATCCACAATCGGCAAAAACATATGCCAAGAGATCTCCTCTTGGTGATATAGTTACTAATGATCTCAAAAAGAGTATCACAAGAGAAACAATCGACAAGTTTTATAAAACTTTTGATTATGGAATTGAAATCTCTTCAGTATCAAACTCAACAAGCTCTGCGACACTTACATTATCAAGAGAGCATCAACTTGCTGGTGTTAAGCAGTATACAACATTAAATGGTGGATCTGGTCATACAAATGGCACTTATTATAACGTAAAACTATTCAATGATGCTTCTTCTCCTGCATCTGCGGTTTGGGATGGAGCGACCGCAACTGTAACAGTTAGTGGTGGCGCAGTTACATCTGCCACCATTACTGAGGGTGGTTCTGGATACACAACTGGTGAAACTTTATACTTTGACAGTTCTAAAATTGGTGGAACTCCACAGGCTAACATTACAATTACCACTGCAGGTATCTCCACTACAGGAGATAACTATATTCAGGTCACTGGTATTGGTACAACCGCTGGCGGATATTTTAGAATTTCAAGTACATCAAACAAAAGTGCGATTTCGATTGCAAAAACCGCAGGAGATCCTATAGCGGTCGCTGGGCAATATGTAGTTCCTTTAGGACCTTTTTCAATTATTCAGCAAGATAGTTATGATAATACAACAGGCATTTCTACATTCAGTGCCTTAGCTGGATCTTATCATGGACTTCTTGCTGGTAGTTCATTTAGAATTTTAGATTCAAGCAACAACAATCTTGGAGATTTTGTTGTTGGCACATCAAGCAGTGTAAGAACTTTCTCTGCAAAAACTGATAAATCAATTTCTGATGCATATTATCTCTTAAAACATGGTTTGTCCGCTAACAGCGCAAGTGCGGATAAACTTGGAGAAAATCTTGGTATAAGAGGACTTATCATTTATGATAGAGAAACAATGGTTCTTAACGAAAGCATTGGATCTGATGCTTCGTTCAAAGTTAGATTGAGAGAATCCTCTGGAATTGGAACAACTGGGAGATTCCCACTTGGATCTTATATTCAGATTGATAATGAGATTATGAGAATTACGAGCAGCACTTTGAGTGGCGCTAGCAATGATGAGATCACGGTAATTCGTGGATCAATGGGAACAATCATTGAAAATCATTCAAGTGGAGTTCCAATCAGAAAAATTAAACTCGCTCCTGTTCAGTTCCATCGTCCATCTATTGCAAGAGCATCTGGACATACATTCGAATATCTTGGATATGGTCCTGGCAACTATTCAACTGGATTGCCACAGGTTCAACTCAAGACATTGACCGAGAGAGAAGATTTCCTTGCACAATCACAAGAAACTGCTTGTGGATCTGTTCTCTACACTGGTATGAACAGTAATGGTGATGTTTTCAGTGGAAATACTAAGACAGCTGCTGCCAGTGGCACCGTTATTTCTTATGATATTCCAAAACCAACTGTAACTGGACAAGATCCAAACAGATTAAGTGTTGTATTTGATGAGGTCATTGTTAAGGAAAGAATTCTTGTAGAGGGTGGAAACTCCAATCAACTTCTTTCTCAGTTTGAAGGTCCAGTGACTTTCAACGAAGATGTAAGAATGAATCGTCAGTTAATTCTGAATAATAATCTAAGAGTGGGTGGAACTGTTGAGTTTAGAAATGATAGACAATCAGAAAGTTGCACAACTGGTGCTTTAGTTGTTACTGGTGGTGTTGGTATTGGAAAGAACACCAATATATGTGGTATATTAAGTGTTGCCCAAAATGCTTTCTTTGGCGGAAACGTTAAACTTTACGATGCTGGTATATTAAAGTTTGGAAACAGTGATGACTTAACTATAACTCACGATGGTTCAAACTCCTACATCACTGATAGTGGAACAGGAAGTTTATTTGTCAATACAAATACACTGAGTGTAAAGAGTGCAAATGGATCAGAACAATTAGCTCTGTTTGAAGAAAATGGATCTGCTAGTTTGTACTATGATGCCAATCTTAAATTCAAAACTGTTACTGATGGTGTTGAAGCCACGGGAAAAATGGCAGCAACTGGTGCCATTACTGGTGCAAGTCTCACAGTAAGTGGAGCAATTACTGGAGCATCAGTTTCTGTTTCTGGTGATATTATTGCTGGTGGTGATATCACTGCATTTGCTTCTGATATGAGATTGAAAGAAAACATTAAACCAATTGATAATGCTCTAGACAAAGTTCTTTCACTCAGAGGATTTACTTATAACTTTAATGATATTGGACAATCTCTGGGTTATGATCCATCCATTTCTCATTCTGGTGTTTCTGCACAAGAAGTGCAGCAAGTTCTTCCAGAGGCTGTCACTCCTGCCCCACTCAATCCCAACTATTTAAGTGTTAAATATGATAAGTTAGTTCCATTGCTAATTGAGGCAATCAAAGAACTCAAGCAAGAAATTGAAGATCTTAAAAACAATAAGTGATAAAAATGGAAAAAAAGTATTATCAGATCGTAGCCAAAACTGCTGAAGATTGGAGTGTTGTTCATAAATTATTGATGCAGGATGGAACATTAGAAGATAATATTCCGTCTAGATCTTTAGAGTGTGTTAAAGAAATTCCCCATAGTCCGACAAGAAGCACTTATTTAATGACGGATGAAGAATCCGAAATATTAAGAAATGATCCTCGTATTAATTGTATAAATTTAGATCCTGATTATCACGAAAATGTTATACCAAAGTCTTCTTTATCGGTTCTCAAATATCCAACTGCTGTAAGAAATTATAGAGCATTAAAAGTCAGCAATGATGGAATTAATTACACACAAGCTCCACCCGTAGGACTTTATGATGGTGCGACATCGGGAGAATTTTATAGAACTGGATATCAGATCTTAAGATCTGCTCAAAAAAATAATCCGTGGCCACCAAATCCAAATACTGTATTAAATCAAAATGTTGAATATAATTATGATGGCACTGATATTGATGTTATTGTAGTTGATAATGGTGTATTTTTTGGACATCCAGAGTTTACATATGATGAATATACACCCCCCAATTATATACGAGGAAATGTTCTATCAAGAAGTGGAACATGTGGAGTTTTAGATCTTGTTCTTGATGCACCTTATTATTTGGATCCACAATGGTTTGATGCCAGTCCATCAACAAGATTAGAAAGAAGATGGGACGGCACACTAGTTCCAAAGGAAAGTGTTGCTAGAGAATGGTGGGATGGAGGTTCTTCTGGAGCTGGATATAAAAGATCTTCAGGATATCCTGATTTTGGAAGAATTGTGATCCCAAATGATTACACACGTGCAAATCATTGTGGCGCAAATAGAACAACACCACCAGCAACGACAGCAGCAGGTGATCACGGAACTCCATGTGCATCCTTAACATATGGAAAAAACTTTGGATGGGCATTTAATGCTAACAAATGGGCAATATCGAAAGATTTTACAGGCGCAACAGGTGGTGTTAATGACGAAACAGTTTTTGATATTCAAAAAATATTTCATCAAAACAAACCAAATAATCCAAAATTTGGATCTAAAAATCCAACAGTTTCATCAAATAGTTGGGAACTTTTTTCTTCAGTTCCTATTGGTGGAGGATTTTATTCCTACCAAGGTGGAGATGCAGTTAGGACAGAATCTCTTACCGATGTCAGTTTTTTACAAACCAAAAGGATAGAAAACAGATATCCAATTTTCATTAGAGATGACACTACTTACATTGAAGCAGGTAGAGAACTTGTTGATTCTGGTGTAATAGTCGTCGTAGCAGCTGGTAATAATGGCAGATATCTTGCATCTCCAACTGATCCAAATTTCAACAACTATTTTGTTGCCGATGGTAGTAGTCTTGGAACTAGATATTTAAATAGACCTGGTTATCCATCACAAATTGGATATAGAAACGGAGAAACTGCATATAAAACATTCATAATTGGGGCAATTGATGACGAATATACTGGAGCTTTTTCTAGTGGTGGTGGAGAAACGAATAGTACATATCTTGCTGCAGGATCTGGTAAAGAAAGACTAGCTAGATCTGGAGAGACACGATCCGCAACTGACGGGGATTACACAAATAGAGGAACTGGAGTTGATTTTTATTCACCAGGTGATGGAAATCTATCAGCATCACACGCTACTAATGTCGTAACCACGCCTTTTGCTGATCAATATCAAAATCCATATCAAATCTCAACAACTGCTAGATTTAATGACAGATATTTTAATGGGACAAGTTCTGCCTGTCCAGTTGCCGCCGGATTAATAGCTTGTCTGATACAAAATAATAGAAACTTGTCTCCATTAAATCTTAAAACATATTTAAGAAATAATATTGAAGATCAAACAAACTTTTTTACTGGTATCGCACCAACAAGTGCAACTGATACAAACTGGCATAGAGTTCCATACAACACAATGGGGACTCCAGTTAAAATTCTCTACCAATTTACAACGACAACTACAACTCCAAATCCTACCTTTACACCAACATATGGTATTTCAAGTAGTGAGAGAGTTAATGAAAGATTTACGATAACTCACAATGCAGCTGATCGAAACACCCTAGGAATCTATGGTATTCAAATGTTTAGTAGTTCTATATCAAATGGAACATCAATTACATTAGAAATCAGAAATGGATATTATCTAGTTGGATCTAATAATCGTGTCAATGCGAGTGGTGGTCCAGCAACAGATTCAGATGGAACTCAGTTCGGTAGACTTGATCGAATTGCAATTAGAGTTGATCCTACAAATAACAAAAGAGTTCAGTTGAGTGATAGTAATGGTGCCGATGCCTGGAATAATATGGAAATTACCGTATTAAATGGTACTTTCCAAAAAGTAGGAACTCAAATATATTATTTTTACAACGGAATAACATCCCCCACACTACCAACTGCACCCACAACAACTGCGAGTGCATCATCTGGAACGGCGTCGATAGCATCTGTCCCAACCATAACATCTGGAACACCAGGTTCAATAGTTGGAGCAACACTAACAGTTACTGGTGCTGGAGAAATATCTGCTGGTGGTAATATTTTCGCATTTGTCTCTGATGAAAGATTGAAAGGAAATCAAAAGTGTATTGAGAATGCTCTAGATAAAGTTGAAAAACTCAACGGATTTACCTATAACTTTAATGAAACTGGAGAAAAAATAGGATTTGATCCAAATAAAAGACACTCTGGAGTTTCGGCGCAAGATGTTCAAGAAGTTCTTCCAGAAGCAGTGGCACCTGCTCCAGCAGATAATAACTATTTGACTGTGAAATATGACAAACTTATTCCACTTCTAATTGAATCAATTAAAGATCTTAAAAATGATATTGATGATCTCAAAGATAATTATAACAAATAAATAACTAAAAAACAACGATGGCGAATATCAGAAAGACATTTAATTTTCGCAATGGTGTTCAGGTTGATGATGATAATCTAGTTGTAAATCCGCTTGGTCTGGTTGGAATTGGAACAACCGTTCCAACGGAAATTTTAGATGTTCGTGGCACGGCAAAAATCGTTGGATTAGTTACGGCAAATCAGATTTATACGCCATCATTAACCGTAACTACGGGAACAATTGAAAACTTATCAATATCCACCAGTATCATTGGGGCTGGTGTCAGTATTAGAAGTGGAATTATAACCGCATCTGGAACTGGTGTTGTTACTTATTATGGTGATGGGGCAAATCTATTAAACCTTCCAACATCTCAATGGATTGATACTGATGTTGGTTTGGGATTTACCAGCATTTATGCAACAGGTTTTGTCGGTGTCGGCACCAATGATCCCAGATATGCGTTCCAAGTTGCTGGTACAAATAATCTTGGCGCATTTACAAATGGTGTTGGAATAGATTCAACTGGTAATATTCGTGCTACAGGTATTATTACAGCAAGTCAGTTTTATGGTGTTGGTTCTAATCTAACTCTCATCAATGCCGATAATATTTCATCAGGAACAATCGCTACTGCGAGAGTTCCTCAACTTGCCAATTCAAACATACCCAATAATTTAAATCTTTCTGGAGTTGTAACAGCAACTGGTGGATTTATTGGAACAGTTGGTGGAAATATTTTTGGAAATGTCACTGGAAATGTGACAGGAAACTTGATTGGTATTGCAACAACCGCAAGAAGTTTGATTGGCAATCCAGATATTCTAGTTAATAACATTACTGCAACTTCAATTGCAGCAACAAGTATTACAAGTGTTACAAGTATAGGTGCCACAAACGCTAATGTAACAGGTATTGTAACTACTCAATCATTACATATTGGTGCTGGAGGAACTGCACTTTCGGCATCGTTTAGTGGAAAACTTGGTATTGGATCAGTAACTCCAACTAAAGATGTCCAAATATTAAAAACTGGTCTTGCAGAAATAGAACTTATCGGATCTAGTGAGTCGCAGATCATTCTTGGACAGCAGAAAACATCTGGTGCTGGCATTGGCGACAGCACTGCAGTAATCAGATTTGGTAATACTGCTAGAGCATTTGATTTGATTAATGGTGATCAAGGTGATTTCAACTATTATTTAAATGCTGGATTCCCAGTTGTTGGATTTACAACTGGATCATTTAAATGGTTCTATGGACAGAATCTTGCTGCTCCATTAATGACCCTGACTTATGGTGGAGACTTGGGTATTGGTAAAACAAATCCTGATCACAAAATTCATGTTGTTGGAACTTCTACCGTAACTGGAAATGCATGGTTTGGTGGAAATGTAAGTATTTCTGGAAATGTAACTGTTTCTGGTAGCCTATCTGGAAACATTTTTGCCGTTGAGGCGACAAGAGTTTATCAAACATCTGGTGTTTCGACAATTTACAATGCATCAGTATCAAACAACTTAACAGTTGGATCATCCGTTGGTATTGGAACAACTCTACCAACTGCTCCACTAGATGCAAGAAATAAACTAGGATTGTTTGGTAATATTGGTATTGGAACAACAACCACAACCAATTCATTAAGTGTTGTTGGTTCAAGTGTTCTCCAAAGTGTTGCAATTGGTGGTACAAATCTAGATGATGGAAGTGGAGTTGGTGTGTATGGTGGAACAACAACTTTAAGTTCAAATTCAGTTTCGGGAATTAATAGCACGATTGTTATTCTGGATTCAACTTGTGCAATTGGTGTTGGCACAACACAATATAGATCTGCCGCAGATTTCAGCGGAGCTGGAAGTAATCATTTTGGTGGAGTGGGATCATTTATGATCGTTCCGATTGTAACTGATGGGCAGCGAACAGGGTTATCAACTTATGAAGGTGCAATTGTTTTTAATACAACCACCAAAAAGTTCCAAGGATATACTGGAATTGCCTGGACCGATTTCCATTAAAGGAGGCATTGAGTAATGTCAGTTTCAGTAGTAAAATCAGGTCCTTATTATTCCAGCGGACCTATTTCGTTTAGTTCTTTAAGGACAAATTTCGCAGAAAGATCTAGTGGTGTAATTAGTGCATTAGATCTTAGAAGGAACACCAGTACATCGGCAGAAAACCCAGTTGTACCAGATTCTACAGAGAATGAACAAATATCTACTGGTTCTAATTTAAAACTGTCGCAGTTTAGAAATTCAGTAAAAAGATATACTGCAACTCAAAGTGGAACTGATGACAATTCATCAAATCCAAATGAACCTGGATTTAGAATGGGTAGATACAATTCGTCACTGGTAATGACAGGTATTGATTGGTCTGGTGGTGGCGATAGTGGTAGAGATGGTGTGAGTGGGGGATTTACTGGAAATCACACTAAAAATATTCAAAAGTTTATTAAAATTACTGGAACCTGTGGTAGTGTTCAAACAGGACAAGCAGCTGCACAGTTAGCTACCGGATTTACTGTACATAATGTAAGAATTGAAGTTTATGGTTCTATTCTAGGATTTGGTGGTAGAGGAGGAGGAAACTGGTTTAACCCAGCTGGAACAAGTAATGGTGATCAGGATGGTGAAAATGGATTTCATGCTCTTCAGTTTAATGCCGTAGGAAATAATTGTAGAGTTTTCATCTCATCTGGTTCTAGAGTTTGGGCAGGTGGTGGAGGAGGTGAAAGAGGAAGAACAGGAAGAAATGGTTCTGACGGATTGTGTGTAGAAGGTACAAGAACACAGGGTTGTGGAGGGATGCCTGGGTGCCCAGGTGGATTTACTGAAGTATCAACTTGGCGCGGTGGTTGCTGTCAAAGTTATAGTTATTGTTGTGGTTTATTTAACTGCGGATGCACTGCGTGTTCCCAATATCTCCAAGGTCGTAACTGTGAAAAGAGAACTACTCTCCTAGGAGGTCTTGGTGGTAGAGGTGGAAAGGGTGGAAACGCAAGAGGATATAATAATCAAGGCGGTTCTACATCTGGTGAACCTGGTAATCCTGGTGCAGATTCTACAACACCTTGTGGTGGAAATAGAGTTCCAGCGGCAGGAAGGGGTGAAGATGGTGGAAGAGGTGGTGATGGTGGTGACTGGGCACAACACGGACAAGAGGTAACAGATGAATACTTTGCGGGAATAGAAGGTAAAGCTATTAACTCAACTGATGGTGGTAGATATGATGTTTCTGGATCTATTAATTCGAGTACAGTTAAAGGAAGCATTTATTGAGCACTCTAAATATTTTTAGTTACTGAATTGAAATATGTCCGAAGACCAACAGTATCCTTCACTAATACAACAAGGAAAAAACCTTGCTGGATTTACTTGGGATTTACTTAACTATCTTTCAAAAAATCAAGATAAAGTTTTATTTGTATCTGATGAGGTTTACAAAGAAAGAACAACAACTTGTAAATCTTGTGATAAGTTTGATGAATTAGAAAATCGTTGTATAGAATGTGGATGTTATATTCCCGCAAAAGCAAGAATGATCTTGGATTCCTGTCCTCTTGAAAAATGGGGAGTAGATTCATCCAACTGGGAAGATAGATTTTCTACAATCCAAAGTGATCTTGGTCTTGACAACACACAAGAACCCAAGTAGAATACCTTTGCCTAGGTTGAACACAAAGGTCTAAGCCACTTTAAGAACCGTCCATTGGGTCGCACCAGGGGCGGTTTTCTGCTATAATAGTTTCATACGCAATGAGACCTGTGATCGAACTTCGTCCTCACCAAGAACGTGCTGTGGATCTGATGCAACAGCATACAAAGGGACAGATCATTGTTCCTACTGGTGGTGGTAAGACTTTGAAGATGATCCGTGATGCAGAACTGCAGTTTCACTGTGGATATTCTGATCAAACGATTGTAGTTGTTGCTCCCCGTATTCTCCTGGCAGAG